GAGATAGGCTTACTGGAGGACATCCGTCTGCCGAAGCGCGTCAAAAAATGAGTATTGCCAAAACTGGTAGCAAGCACTCGGAAGCTACCAAACAGAAAATGCGTTTAGCGAAGCTTGGTGGAAAGTGCTCAGAATCTGCCAAGCAGAAAATTAGTTTAGCGAATAGTGGTCGTAAAGCACCTAGGGTCAAAATTCAATGCCCTATTGGTGTTATTATCGGATACGAAGAAGCTGCAAAACAGTTTGGGGTGTCAAGAAACACAATACTTGAATGGGTTAAGCATGGAAAAACAGGCTGGTCTGCAAATCTCACAACAAGGAATCGACTTACTAAAGCTTTTTGAAGGCTGTAGACTAAAACCATACCTATGCCCTGCTAAGAAATGGACAGTAGGCTATGGTCACGTTCTAGGGAATGGTGATACACTAGCAGAAGCGGATAATCGCACATTTACCAAGGAGGAAGTGGATGTACTTTTACGAAATGATCTCAGAAGGTTTGAATCGGGTGTGCAGCGACTTTGTCCCGTGCATCTCACTCAATCTCAGTTTGATGCTCTTACTAGCTGGGCTTATAACCTTGGGCTGGGGACACTCCAACGCAGTACGATGCGACAAAAAATTCTCCGAAAAGATGGAGAAGGCGCAGCGAAGGAATTACTCAAATATGACAAAGTAGGCGGTAAGGCTATAAAAGGCTTGACCAGAAGAAGGCAAGCCGAGTACCGATTATTCACCCAAATAGACCCGATTACAGATACTTCGACTTCAGATACTTGATACTGAGAGCCATCTCGTCGAACTGACCGTTGGGCTGTACGTCATTTAGCATATAACACCCTCGCCAATGCTGGTTAGTCTGGGCATTGAGATAAGATTCTTCATGCTCATAGCACGATCCTGCCAATATAGCCGTTAACTCTACTCCATCTGCCCTCTTACCGTAGCTAATCAATCTACCCTGTTGGTGGAAGGCAAAGCAACTCTGGTGCAGTTTAGTCAATAAAGCAGCAGCCGAGCAGATCGGTCTACCCATCACACCAGAAGTAAAGTAGTGGCTGTACGCTATACCATCGATAGTAACCACCTCTAGGAATGGGTATATCTGCCAACCATGCCTGTAATACTGCAAGTCATTAATCCCTATCAATCCATCTAGCTTACGATCAGCGTTAATAGCGCGATTTATGCGGTGTTCGTGATTCCCTAGCGTTAGATGCAACTCAGGATGCCAAGGCTTCTCTACACCCTTCTTATGCTGTCTGTGGATCTCTGCGTGGATAGGCTTCATCAAGGTATCCATAGCTAACCTGGCTGCTTGAATATCAGCCCAGTAGGTTCTACCCTCGAACTCTTTCTTGCCCACATCAAAACTAGATAGAGAAGGCATATCCGCGAAATCCCCACCACAGACTATGACATCTGGCTGTTTATCTGCTGCGAATCGACCAATGGCAGTTAAAAATGCAAAATCAATACCACTTTTAGCTTGCACATCTGGAATAACTAAGTGCCTACGCGATTTAGTCATGCTATCTCCTTATAACTCTAATGGGTCGAATCCGAACTCTAGTGCGATTGCTGTACTCCTTCTCAGGAAGTAGGCATCATGTAAAAGGTACTTGTAGGGATGCTCGCCACGACACATATGGATAATCTCATGGCAAAGCGTTTTTTGGATAGTTGCAAGATGTGAGGATTTAGCCCTCGAAATAGTGATGATATGCTTATCACCATCATGGCAGTACGAGCCTAGACAGTCTAAATCATCAGTTATCTGGAAGACTATATCTTCAACTGGTGGTAGTTTCCAACGGTTCAACGGCCTCATGCCCACAAACATGACATACATATTCGCAAGGTCTTTTGGCAGTATGTGCATTACTTATGACACCTTCTGGGGAATCCCATCGTATCAGCCGAGCATTGCATGGTAACTTTAATGTCGGTCAGATGTGATGGTGTGGGAGTAAAGTTGTTCTGCAAAACGTGCTTACCCTTGGCTTGAAGCATTGCAAGGCTCTTGGCGCGTTCACGTTGATTATGTTCGGTCATTTTACGTTCTCCAGTATAGCGTTCGCATACTCACGAACAAGTTTCATATAAGCCTCTTGAGCAGCTAGGTATTGATCTCCCAGAACTTGTACCTTCTGGCGAGCCATATCAAGCCTAGCCTTAATTTTGTCAACCTCTGTCATTTGATAGTGAGCCTATCTTTGTGGGTTAAGACTGCACAGGACACAGGTTCGCCTCTCAAGATTGCTTCTTTGGCAAGTGTTTTGGAAGGGGTAGCTGTAGTCTTAATGGTTTTGAAATCCATCGGTATATCAACACCCTCAATCCATTGCAAAGATTCATCTCTGAGATAACTAATTGTAGCAGAAAACGTACCGTCTAGGGCTTTAATCTCCTTAACCCCATGTTCTTTCATGTTTTCCAGTAGGTACGCTTTCAATCTCTCCTGTTGAGCCTCGATGACCCTCTTTTTCTCCAATAACGAGGCTATCGCAGTTTCCAGCATTAACACCCCTGCCGACTGATTCTTGATATGGGCGCAGACAGCACGTTGCTTGTCAGCCACTAGAACTTTAGCGTGTTTCCACCCATCCATGTCCAGCACCCCATCTTCGTCAACAAACAACTCCAATGAGGCTAACTGGTCAGCCTGATAAAGTGATATTTTCATCTAAAATGGCAAACTGCTATCGTCATCAAACGCATCGAATCCACCATCTCCTTTAGATGTCGATTTGGAAGCCATTTGAGGGGTCATAGGCGCACGATCTTCTTTGCTACCTATCAGGGTAACATCTTGAACACGAACCTCCATAGAAGCCCCTTCTGAGCCGTCTTTGGATTTGTACTTTCTGAGGGATAATTCGCCCGAAATGGCAACTCCCTGACCTTTCATCAAGTAAGGTGCGAGGGAATCAGCACGTTTACCCCATAAACTACAGTTAATCCAGTTAGTTACGGCTTTATCTCCGTAGCCAGACTTCACTCCTACGGAGAATGATCCGACTGAATCGCCCTTTTCTGTGCTGTTAATCTTTGCATCACGCGCCAAATTGCCTGTAAATGTGTATACGTTCATTGTGTTATTCTCCTTTGGTTAATTGTAGTTTACGAGCATCTTTAGCTTCAATGATACGCGGATGGTGCTGTTTACCACACATGGCGATAGCTGCATCATAGTTAGACTTGAGTAACTCCATGTTTGCTGACGAACGTACTGCCTTAATCAGATTGACCGTATCATCCATAGCTGGCGAGGCATCTAGGGCATCATGCTCGACTATCTCCATAGCCGTGACCCACAAGTACCTACGCTGATAGGTCTGTACTGCCCCGATATTCTGCACCTCATGGCAACCCTTGAGGGCTGCTGACCCCATAGGTGATGTAATGACCAGTTCTCCACCATCTATTGTATCAATGATCGTAAGAGTAGCCGTGTCTGCTGTGAATGAGATTACCGAACATAAGTCAAGTGCGTAGAAAATATCCTGGATGCTAGGCAGAAAATCGCCTAACTCGAAATATTGGTACTTTGCGAAGGAATTAACACCTGACTTCTTGAGGGGGAGTGCTGCTAGTTGTTGTCTGGCATCCATTAGTTTATAATAGACACCCAAATATTTCATCTGCTGCTGTGCTTCCTGTTCCTGCTGTTGCTGACCGTTATCATCTCTCATTTCATTCTCCGTGGTTAATGTTGCAGACTGACAGTATCACACTTTTAGACAAGTGTGTAAGTATTTTAATGGGGGTCATAAAGCCCTTTATGGTGTCCATTTTCTGGAGCGTATCGCTCCATATTCTGGAGCGTGAAAAAAGTGTTGCCTGTAGGGGGTATATACATTCAAGGTAGGGTAGGCTACCCTAACCCCATTACCCCCAGCCCCACCCCCTCAAAACGCGTTTAAATGGCATACCTATATACGAGTGTGGGTAGACAACATGGCCAACAATATTCAAGATGTCCAACATGGCCACATAAATAACTTGGACACCTTGGCCACCTTAAAGAAAATACTTGTTGGCAAAGTAAAATCTGTGGTACAGTTCAACTGCACTTGACAGGTGTAGCAAATAAACCACGCAAGACTTGATAAACACCCTGACGGTTTTTGCTTGATTTTTCCGTTCTGTCAGCCCCTAGAAATAGTGGCAGGGTGTTTTTCAAGTCTTTTTGCATTTTAAATTGGAGGAATTATGAAACTGAAATCAAAAGCAGAAAAAGCAACAGAAACGTACATCTCTGATGGTGGCTACTACGTTATTAAGCAAATCCATGAATCTCCAGAAACAGGATACGATGAGGATGTTCTCATTATATTATCACCCGATCAGATAAAAGCATTGATTACTGATATGCAGGATACATTACTGGAAGCAGAAGAATGTTGGGCGACTGCACACTCAGTAGAAAGCGTGGATTAATCATGGCGCGATCACGAAACATAAAACCATCATTATTTAAGAATGAACTATTAGGGGTGGCTGATCCTATGGTGACTATTCTATTTACTAGCCTATGGTGTTTAGCAGACAAACTAGGCAGGGTAGAGGATAGACCGTTAAGGATTAAAGCTGAAACGTTCCCATACCGTGATTCTCTGGACATTAACGGTTATCTAACCGTTCTTGCACAGTTAGGGTTCATCCATAGATACCAGAGCAATGGAATCTCGGTGATTCAGATTATCAATTTTGATAAGCACCAGAACCCACATCATACAGAAAAAGATTCTTGCTTACCAGAATATACAACAGAATCAACTACTTCTGAGATAACCGTTAAACAACCGTTAAATAACGGTGCTTCCACGGTTAATGTCGGGCTGATTCCTGATTCCCTTACTCTGATTCCTGATACCCTTAAAAACAATACACCACCAAAGCAAATACCTTCCCCTATCGGGGTATGTGTTGAGTTATGGGCTGACTATATGGCTTTACGAAAGACCAAAAAGTCACCGATGACCAAAACAGCACTAAGCGGTCTGGAGAGAGAATGTAACAAAGCTGGGCTATCTCTCGAAGCTGGTATTCGTGTATGCTGTGAAAGAGGCTGGGCTTCCCTGAAAGCTGAATGGCTGGATGACAAGAAGCTGACCGTACACCAACAGCAGATGCAAGCCTCTGCCAGAACCATTGGCTTTGGTCGTGACTATGAAACATTACACACCTTTGATAACCCACAACTGGAGAATCACGACCATGACAACTTCTGATAAACCATTACCGTTTAGCTGGATCGAGGAGATATTTAAGACTATGTTCACTAACTACGGAGCATCTTTCTTGCGTAAGTGGTCAAATGGAGTGATGGATTCACATAACCTAGACGAAGGTTTGCAAGCTACCAAAAAGATGTGGGCATTGAAGCTAGGATGCTTCTTAAACGACAAGGGTGCTATCAAGAACGCGCTATTGAACTTACCAGAGCATCCACCATCCTTGCCAGCTTTTGAGGCTCTCTGTAAGCAGTTCAGAACAACCGAATCGTATCATGCTCTGCCAAACCACTTGTCTGAAACTGCCATCAATAACGGCAAACTCCAGCTAGAATCAATCAAGAGAATGTTAGAAACATCAGCCATGTTGAAAGGAAAACACCATGTGGAAGCAGACTAGCCCAGTAAGTATCGTAGAAACCGAAGGCGATTGGCACATAGACAGGAACACGGTCTGCGGAGTTACTAAATTCTGCCTATATCGTGGGCGCGATGTGGTAGGCTCGTATGTTACTGCTGCGAAGGCCAAAGCAGCTAAACTTGAAATGGAGAAGAAATGATTACTTTAATACAAGGTGATTGCCTAGAGAAAATGAGGGATATACCAGATGGAAGCGTGGATTTGGTAGTTACTTCACCTCCGTACAATATGAGGACTAGAGTAAGAAATGGCAAATACACTACTAGGGAAAAATCAGAACATTTTAGCAAGAAATATGATAATTTTGATGATGCAATGAGCATTGACAATTATTATATGTTCCATAAATCAGTAATTAATGAAATGTTAAGAATTGCAAAAACTATTATTTACAATATTCAGATTGTAACTGGCAGTAAAGAGGCTGTATTTAGGTTAATTGGAGATTTTAATAAAGAGATTAAAGACATTATAATATGGGATAAGGGGCATGGACAGCCATCAATGCACAAAGGTGTAATTAATAAAGCCACAGAACTACTGCTTGTTTTTGATTCTACTGTAAGTGCTGGTAGAGAAATATCGAATCATAACTTTGAACGTGGCAAGTTAAGTGATATTTGGAGAATACCAAGAGAAAGGTCAGTAATAAAAGGACATGGCGCGGTATTCCCAACGATGCTTGCGGAAATGGCTGTTGTAAACTTTTCCAAAGAACAAGGTATCGTTTTAGACCCTTTCATGGGTTCAGGAACAACAGGAGTAGCTTGCGTGAACACGGGGCGCGACTTCATCGGTATTGAGCAGGATGCTGAGTATTTCAAGATAGCAGAGCATAGGATACAGGAGGCTAATAAATGAGGAACTTTCTGGATTATTCACTAATCTCACTAGCTGTGATC